CGGCCAACGATAGGAGATAATCATAATGGCTACTACTCGATTAAGCGACATCATTGATGTCACAGTATTCCGGGACTTGCCCCCGGTAAATGGCCCAGAAAAGACGGCTTTCTACGATAGCGGTGTTGTTACTCGTAACGCACTGCTTGATGAGCTTGCTAGCGCTGCTGGTAAGACTGCCGAGCTTCCTTTCTGGAAAGACCTCGACGGTTCTATTGAGCTGAACTACAGCGACGACGATCCAAGCAACACTGCCACGCCTCAGAAGGTTGTGCAGGGTGAGCAGGTCGCTCGTAAGGCTTTTGTCAACCAAGGTTGGCAGGCTGCTGACTTAGCTTCAGAGCTTGCTCTGGGTGCTCGTGCTATCGATCAGGTTCGTAACCGCACCGATACATACTTCACCCGTCAGTGGCAGCGTCGTCTTGTCTCAACCACGAACGGCATCATTGCCGACAACGTGGCTAACGACGGCGGCGACATGGTTGTTGATGTGGCTGCTGAGGCTATTGCTAGTCAGGACGCAGGTACGAAGTTCAACCGTGATGCTTTCGTAGAGGCCACCAACACGCTTGGCGACCGTTACGATGAGCTTAGCGCCATCTCTGTCCACAGCGCTGTTTACAGCCAGATGGTCAAGAATGACGACATTGACTTCATCCCAGATTCCGAGGGCAACCTCGTAATCCCGACCTACCTTGGTCTTCGGGTTATCGTTGATGACGGCATGAACGTCGAAGCAGGGTCAACCGACGGCTTCAAGTACACCTCAGTACTCTTCGGTGCTGGTGCATTTGGCTTCGGTGTTGGTAATCCTGAGGTGCCTGTTGAGATCGAGCGTTATGCCGATCAAGGCAACGGCGGCGGTATTGAGACTCTGTGGGTTCGTGAGACCTACGTTCTCCATCCGTTCGGCTTCAAGGCAACGGGTACGCCTAGCAACGGCATTACCTTCACGCAGGCAGAACTTGCCACTGCCGCAACTGTGGATCGCGTCATTGAGCGGAAGAACATCCCGCTAGCGTTCCTCATCACCAACTAAGATATTTAGTTGGCTTCAGATCACGCCCCCGAAAGGGGGCTGGTCTCCCTACATTAGAAAGGATTTCAACTATGGCTAATAAAGATGGTTTAGAGCCAAGTAAGCCAATCGACTTTGAAACCCTCCAGCGCGTTAAGCGCCAACAGCGAGAGGCTGCTAAAAATGCCAAAGCAGAACCCAAAAGTAAACCCAAACGCAGAACTGCCGGGTCTGAGGACGTTCGCGAAGCCGGGGAGCCTAGCGTTTCGAGCGTACTACGCTCAACAGAGACGAAAGGATCGAAAGGAAGCTAACCAGACGTGACTTACACTGTCGATCAATTTGGGCCTAGCGATCTACTGACCAGCAAGAAGTTTGCTATCCGCAGGGTGCAAGTTGACGTAGGCAACACGGGCTTTTTTGACGGTCGTGAGTTTCGTTTCTTTCGTGAGCTAGACATCCCAGCAGGCACAAGTCTCTGGACTCGCATCATAGTAGATTCTGGCAATGACGGCTTTATAGTCAGAAGTCAGACAGTTGAAGCAGAGGAAGGCACCCTCAGGCTTAGGGTTTGGAAGGACACAAGTCTTACTACGCCACCTACATTCTCAGCGCCAGACGGCCTTACATCGAATGTATTGCCAAACAACACCTTGCCCTCTGCGCCAGCCTACACAAGAACGACAGTATTTGAGAATGGCGGCGATGCTGACCCAATCTTTAACGGTGACGCAGAGGCTATCGACATTCTACGTTCGCGTAGTTCCGGTTCTACCTCAAAAGCCACATCCAACTACATTCAAGCAGGTGGTGAACGAGGGGTAGGGCCGGGTACATATTGGCTACAGTTTGAGTCAATCGGAAATGCTGATGTCACAGGGCTTTACAACTTAATTTTTGAAGAGCGTATAGGACAAGGTTAATGCCACTAGAAGTAGGAAAGCGTTACCGAGTAAAAGGCCAAGTGGTTAGGATTCAAGACTCTAACGCTCAAGGCAAAGAGAAGGCTGCTGTAACGTCAGAAGGACGCATCATCAACTTCGGCTCATCAGAGAGTCGTATTCGACCCGGAACACCGGCAGGCGATAGCTACTGCGCTCGGTCTGCTGGAATTAAATCAAGCGATAACCTATCACCCAACGATCTAGCGCGAGCAGATTGGCATTGTGACGGCTCTGTCAGCAAAGAGGAAGGGCCAACGCCCTTAGATGACTGATGCCAGCACAAAGATGTCAAAAGAACGGACGCCGTGGTTGGAAATGGGGATCATCAGGGACATGCTACGTCGGCAGAGGCGCTAAGGCACGAGCAGAGCGACAAGGCCGAGCAATTAGAGCAAGCGGATACAGAGGCGGCTAAATAATGGCATACGGTACAGATTCAGACCTAACAACCTACGCCTCAGAGCGCGGCATTACTATTAGCGGCACTTCATCAGAGCTGCTGACACTAGCACATGATTACATCGAATCACTTGACTACATCGGTCAAAAGACTGAAGAAGATCAAGCAGACCAGTGGCCTCGACAGAATGCCTACATCGACGGCTACGAGCTAGACGAGAATGTAGTCCCGCAGGGCATCATTGAGGCAGAACTACAAACAGCCATAGCTATCGACCAAGGCAACAGTCCTTTTGGCACAGTAACTCCGGGCATCAAGCGCGAGAGCGTGGACGTTCTATCTGTTGAGTATCAGGACGGCGCAAGCAACCGCAGCTTTGATCCGATGGTTCGTTTGAAACTGCGTAAGTATCTACGCGGCGGAACGGCTAGCACAAACATGGTTGGCGTGAGCCGAGTCTAATGGCTAAGTTTGACTATTCAGCATCTAAGGCGCTAGCAGACCGGCTGCTTAACCAGTTTGGTGCATCTCTTACGTTCACACGGCAGTCTGGTGAGACTTTTGACCCTGCAACGGGTACAACCACCGCTTCAGAAGAAACATTCAGCAGAGACGTTGTGTGGCTGGACTACGATAACGATGAGATTGATGGTTCTATTGTGCAGCGCGGCGATGCTCGCCTTCTGATTCAAGGTGAAGTCAAAGTAGATGACCGGGTTGAGCGTGACGGAGAAAAATGGAAGGTTGTCACTGCAAGCCCTCTTAACCCAGCAGGCACTTTGATTTACACAGAAGCACAAGTGAGGCAGTAATGGACATCAGAGTTGTCAGCAAAACATTAGATGTCCGACTGTCGCAGATGCCCAGCCTGCCACCAGTGGCTTGGCCCAACATAGACTTCAAGCCTGATATTGACACTATCTACTTGCGCCCTAGTAATCTGCCAGCAAACGGATCGCTATTCAACATGAACTACGCACAAGAGACACCGGGCGTGTATCAGGTGTCTGTAGCAGGGCCAGTCGGTGATGGAGCAGGACTGATCGAGCAAGTAGCCTCTGATGTGTCAGCACACTTCGGCGCAGTTCGTAGCCTAGACAACAATATATTTATTGAGTCGATTGACGTAGCGCCAGCAATCATTGATGACGTTTACTACACAGTTCCCGTTTCGATCAACTGGAGAATCATTGACTGATGGCTAGAGAGAAAGACATCTCGCAACTTATTACAGATGTCGCTCAGAAGTACAATCGGGGCATTGATGAAGTAGTAGAAGATGTCGCTGTTTCGTTATCACAAAGAATTATTGAGCGTACACCAGTAGGGCAGCCTTCTACTTGGCAGAACCCTAACTCAGCACCACCCGGATATGTTGGTGGTCGAGCGAGAGCAAACTGGTTCCCTACTATCGGCACACCAAGCGACGATACAACAGAATCTACAAGCACGAACGAATCTGCTTCAAGAATAACAGGCATAAAAGAGCAGATTGCAGGAAACGTCTACTACCTGACCAACAACTTGCCGTACATTCGCCGCCTTGAGTACGACAACTGGTCACAGCAAGCACCCAGAGGGATGGTAAGGGTAACTCTGAGAGAAGCCCTAAGAGAATTAAAACGCGCCATAAGCAAGAACACTAGATAGGAGCATTAACATGGCATCAGGAGCATTTACCAGCGCAGGCACTACCATTAGCCTGACTGATAGCGAACCAACTACTTATGATTCAGCTGGCTTTGACGGACTCACATTCACTGAGGTAGGTGAAGTATCTGACCTTGGTGAGTTCGGTCGTGAGTACGCAGAAGTAACTTTCAACCCACTAGGCGACCGTCGCACTGTCAAACGTAAAGGCAGTTACAACGACGGCAACATCAGCATGAGCGTTGCTCGTGTGCCTAGCGACGCAGGCCAGACTCTTTTGCAGGCTGCGCTTGATAGCGATGACAGCTACTACTTTGAAGTAGTCCTGCAAGATGGCACGACCTTGTACTTTGCAGCGCAGGTTATGAGCTACACCACCAACGTAGGTGGCGTGGATCAGATCACCTCAGCAAGTGTAACCATTGGCATCACCAATGACATTATTGAGGTTGCGCCTGCATAACTGATCCGGCGTAGCCGGTAGGGGGCTGGCGTTTCGCTGTCAGCGTCAGTCCCCGCTTTATTTAGCACCAGACAGCGCCTAATTTAGACAGTGGAGACAGCATCTCATGGATATTACCAAGTACAACACGACTGTTGCATCAGACAATGCACAGACACTTAATCTAAAAGACCCGTTTACTAATGAGGTCTTAATTGATGAAGATGGTAACACTGTAGACATCTATCTTTATGGTGTGCAGTCAACGGCTGCTCGTAACGCAGTAGCAGAGCGTGAGCGCAAGAGCAACAAGAAAGACCTCACGGATGAGCAAAGCAAGGAGTTAGGAGCTGAGTTCCTTGCTAAATTGACTGTAGGTTGGTCGGACAACATTGAGGTTGAAGGCGAAAAACTCAAGCATACCTATAACAATGCAGTCGCTCTTTACATGGAACAAGACTGGATTGGTCAACAGGTCATTGCTTTTGTTTCTAGCTTGGAGAACTACGCCCCAAAAGCATAGAAGCCCTCAAGTTATATGTTCGTCACTTAGCTTGGCTACAGGCCACTCCAGAGAACAAAAGCGGAGAAAAGCCACAGAGCCGCTGGCAAATACTAGAAAACCGAGGAAGCGATCTAGTCAAGTTGCCAGATATAGAAACAGACAGTCATATACTTGAGTGGCTTTTAGAGATAGGCATTTTTGAATCAAACGGGTACGGCCCTTCTCCTTTGACGTATAGAGAGATTGAGGCATGGTCTAGGATGACTGGAATCATGCCTACTTACGAAGAAACAAGATTCATTAAGATGCTTTCAAGAGAGTATTGCTCTCAATACAGCAAGTCTTCTGACAGGGATTCAGCGCCTCCTTACACCACAGAAAAAGTCAACCAAGAATCTGTATCTGACAGGGTTAGAGCAGCTTTTAGGTCACATAGCAGATATAAGAAGGAAGACTAGGTGGATATATATTCCATTGGGCTGAAAGTTGACAGCCGTCAAGTCAAAACAGCACAAAAAGAGCTTGGTGGCATGGGCCGTCAGGCTAAAGGTGCTGGAAAATCAGTGCAGAAGTTTGGACGCAATGTAGACAAGAGTTCGCGCAACGTAGAAAAAATGAACAAAGGGCTTAACTTAGCTAAAAAAGCCCTTGGCGGTTTTGCTGCGGCGTTGAGTGTTCGCCAACTTCAGGCTTTCACAGAAGCCACTTTATCAGCAGCGCAGACGACTGAACGGCAAGCGCGCTCTTTAGGCATGACTGCTGAAGAGTTCCAAAAAATATCCTTCGCTTTTCGTCAGTTTGGTGGGGACAGTTCAGACATTTCAGATGCCTTCAACACCCTATCCGACAGAGCGCAAGACGCCAAGGATGGGATGCAGTCGTTTATTGACGACTTCAAACTGGTAGGCATTGAGGTTGACGACCTAGAAAACAAAGACCCCGGAGAGCTATTCCGTCTATTTGCAGATGGCGTAGCTAGCATTGACGACCCAACAAGACGTGCTGCTGGTGTTGTCCGAATCTTGGGCGATGATGTTGGTCGTCGCCTCTTGCCGATGCTGATGGACGGCACAGAAGGGCTAGATAATCTTGGCGATCAAGCTGAAGAAACAGGTCAGATACTCAGCAACGATCTTGTTGAAGGGGGCGCGGACGCTAGAACAGCATTTAGAGAGCTGTCTCAAGTATTAGAGAACGACTTGCAAAGAGTTGTGCTTGAAAACGCAGATGCTCTTAAGTCTATTGCAGATTCATTGCAGGATACCAGAGACTTTGTAATAGAAAACTCAGAAGAGTTCAGGGTATTTGGTGAAGTGGTC